TTAGTTCTACAATCAACGAAAAGATTATTTACGTTGACATGAAAGAATCAACTTACGCATTAATTAAGCGATTAGAGAAAGACTTAATCGTACAAGGCAAGCAAGAAGTTATTTTAGGCGATACTTCGGTTAAATTAATGAGTAAATTACATCAATTGTATTCAGGAACTATAAAGTTTGAGTCTGGGAATACTGCTGTACTAGATTATTCTAAAGCAATCCGTATTTACACAATGTTTAAAGCTAGACAAATTGCAATATTCTACAAGTTTAAAGCTGAATTAGACGCTTTAGAATTTATATTTGGTGATACACTTACGACGGACCTAGATGAGTTCAATACAACAAGTAAGTCGATAGCTTATCAAATAGTTTCAGGTCGTGAGGGAGTCAACCTTAGTCGTGCATCTTCTTTGGTATATATGAATATTGATTTTAGTGCTGTATCGTACTGGCAAAGTCGTGACAGGTTAACTACAATGGATCGACTAGAAAATAACGTATATTGGTTCTTTGCAAAGAATGGAATAGAAGATAAGATATATAAAGCTGTAATGAGTAAAAAGAACTACACACTAAACGTATTTAAAAATGACTTCAGAAAGTAAGATCCAATCAAGTTGCATTACTTATGCTAAAAAAAATGGGTGGTTTGTTCTAAAAGTTATTCGATGTAATGTCAATGGATTTCCAGATGCGACGTTTTTTAAGGATGGTAAAACATTTTTTGTTGAATTTAAAACAGCTATCGGTAAGCAATCAAAACTACAAGAATACGTTGAAAGTGAATTGATTAAGCAAGGATTCAAGTATTATCTTATTCGTGATTTAAAAGAATTTCAAAAAATAATTATAGAAATGTGATTATATTATAATAAAATAGTTATATTTGCATATATAAACAATTTAATATTTGAATTATGAGTTACCCAAGTCCCTATTTAAAAGCAAAATTTAAGACTAATTATGCGACAGGAGAATGCGAATTAGTAAAAGAAAGCATTGAAGCAAAAGCTAAAAAGTACGATGAGTTAATGTTAACCATCAAAGAAATGGAAATTATGTACACGAATATGTTAGATAAATATCCAAGCCTTACACAAATAATCCAAGAAAAATTAAACGTTTTAAAATTAGTTAAACTATGAAGATAGTAGCAGATTTAAGTGAGAAACACGAGACTAACCTAAAGCAAATTAAAAGACTTGGTTACATATTAGGTGAAGAAGTTAACACAAAACCACAACAGGTATCATTAGCAATGGATTTATTGCAATACTTAATGTGGGAATTCAGTGAGCCAGAACTAATAGAAATAATACTTAAAAACAAAGACAATGAAAGAGCATAATATAGATGCGATGAAATATCGTAAACATTCGCACCTGGCAGGAGTTGATGTGGCAATAATTACAGCAGAGAAAGGTAATTGCATACTTACAATCAAAGATGCATACTACTCAAAAGGTGTAGATGTAAGTGGTAACAAAACGGATGGTTACTTCCTGGAGTTTGAAGAGGATGTAATGGACATGGTTTGTAATAGTTCTAATCGTAAAATGATAGCTAATAACCTAGTACTAGAAAAAGGATTATCTTTACTAGATTCACGAAACATAGGTAACTGGATTGGTACTAAGGTAGAACTACAATTTGATGAGACAATTAGAATGATGGGTAAAGTAGTTGGCGGTATAAGAGTTAAAGGATTCAAGTTACTTCCTAACTTAGAGCCTAACACACCAAACTTCGATGCAGTTAAGAAAGCATTACAAGGTGGTAACTATACAATTGATCAAGTAAAAACAAAGTATAACGTATCTGAAGAGGTAGCTAAATTATTAAACGATGGAAAATAAGATATACCGCCACAGAGCAAGTCAGTCAGGCTTGCTTTTAACAAACGGCAAAGACGAATTAAAGTTAGGTGCGTCAATGATTACTTACTTAAAAAAATGGTATGCAGAGCAAAAGTCGGGGGTACGTGACGAGATAGATTCTAAATACTTTCGTAAAGGTAATATGTGCGAAGATGAAGCTATCGACATTTGTGCAGAACGTTTTGGATTAGGAATACTTGAAAAGAATATAGTACATTTTAACGATGAACACTTCAACGGGACTCCAGATGTTATTACAGATGAGTTTGTAATAGATACTAAATGCTCATGGGATTACGTTACTTTCTTAGATGCTATAACAAGTCCAATCAATAAAGACTACGAAGCACAATTACAAGTGTATATGCATTTAACAGGACTTAAAAAAGCGAAATTAGTATATACTTTATTAGACACACCTGCAGAAGCTAACTACGGCAACGATATATTCTACAGTCACATGCCAATAAACGAACGCTTTTATAGTTTTGACTTAGAATATGATTCTGCTATGATTGAGAAGATGCAAGAGAAAGTAAATAATTGTAAAATATTTCTAGATGAATACAATGAAAGAATCAAGTCGCTACTTGGATAAAAGAGATAACACCATTGTCACGTTATTACTACGTGGCAATGGTTTCATCCGAGTAAAGCCAGCAAAAGGTTTGGACATCGTAATGTCAGTTGAATGTTTTAAAACTAATTTTAAAAGAATATGATAATTGAAGTAAAAATGAAAGATGGAGATATAATTGTATTTGAAACTGATACGATATTTGAAAATATTTCAGAGGATATACTTAATCGGCAATGGTCAAGAGTAGTACAAAAAAGCGGAGTAAAAATAGTATTTAATAGGGATGATATAAAATATATAACACATGAATAAACAAATAAATAATACATTCCAAGTACTATTGCTCATGCAAATTGCACTTGAAAAGTTAGAAGATATGGACGATGGAAATACGTTCAGAGAGAATCACAGAGAGGTAATAGATAACTTTATTAAATATTTAGAGTCGAACGTGGAAGATTTAACATGCAATATCGATGTGCAAGAGTCCGACCAATACGCCTATATCTGTCGTAACATTCGTAAAGTAATTGACAAAATTAGAATCAAATGAGTAATTTTAAAAAAGGAGATAGAGTTTACCACTTTCAATATGGATGGGGTACAGTGAAAAAAGTAGATGGAATAATGTCAGTAATTTTTACACATGGTATAGTTACTTTTATTGAAGGCAGATTACTCTCATTCACAGAATACACCTTGCAAGGATTTAGTCAAGAAAGACCAGTTGAACTTCCTGAGGTTGGTGAGTTGTGCTTAGTAAGAGATTTAGACAGTCATGATTGGATTGCAAGAGAATTTGTTAATTATAAGCCGGAAAACGAATTTCAATACATAACAAGAGGTGATGTTTGTTATAGTCAAATGAAAAGAATTAAAATACTTGACTAATGAAAATAATAATCGCAATGTGTATTTGGTGCGTTCTAACGAGTTTTAAAGCTACTTACTACAGTGACACATTCCAAGGTAAAGTTATGCGTTCAGGTGCTATCTATGATATGAATAAGTTGACATGTGCTAGCAATACACATAAGCTAGGAACTAAATTAAAAGTAACTAACTTAGATAATGGTAAAAGCGTAATAGTTAAAGTAACAGACACAGGATCATTCCGTAAAGTAACACTAGACTTATCAAAGAAAGCATTTAGTAAGATAGCTGAATTAGATAAAGGAGTAATAAATATTAAAATAAAGAAAATATGACAAAGAAAGAAGAACTTAAGTACAATTTGACAATGGAAAGACTTTTAACAAGTCAATTGTTTGAGCAAATACGAGAATTAAAGTATGAGAATGCAGTAATGCGAGACGACCTTTACCAACTTAGCAAAGACTATTTCACACCAAAGGATGCAATTGTAGCAAAGGTTATCGAAGCATACAAAACAAGGTCAGAAGTAGGGATAGCGAAGTATGGGACGACACTAGATGCAAACAATACGGATGACTTTCTGCAGCATCTCCAGGAAGAGTTAATGGATGCAACTTTATATATTGAAAAATTAAAAGAAATTGCATTGCAGTTAAATAAATAATACTTATATTAGTCAAAAATTAAAAACGATGAGTAAATTTAAAGGAGTGATTACACACATTGGAGAGGTAATCGAATTAGGGAACTACAAAAAGCTGTACGTTCATGTAGTAGAAAACGAGGGAGAGTATCCGCAGTCATGCAACTTCGAAGTATTTGGAGAAGTAAAAGTAGATAACGTTCTTAAATACAATCAAGTAGGTGATGTTGTTGAAGTAGATTATAATCTGAAAGCTCAAGAGTCTAAACGTGAAGCTGGAGTATTCTTTAACACCATTCAATCTTGGAAGATTACAAAGCATGATTAAGCAAATAGAAGTAATAGCAAAGAAACATAAGGACTGGGTGAATATCGCTCGGTCCTTTGGTGCTAAAACAGAAGCAGAGGATGTCGTTCAGGACATGTATCTTCGCTTAGATAAATACATCAAGCCCGACCAAAAGATATCTACATCATTTGTATGGATAACTTTACGTAACATTTACTTTGACTTCCTGAAGAAAGAACCTGTAACGTTTGAGCTAGATAAGACAGTTTCTGAAGCCGTTTGCGAGACCGAAAGTATAATTGCATACGGAGAGTTAAATAAACGCGTTAGAGACGAACTTAATAATGTTGATTGGTTTGATAAAATGCTATTCGAGCTATACGTTACAAGTGGCAAGTCAATGCGACAACTATCCAAAGAGACTGGAATATCACTTTCTTGTATATTCTATACCACCAATAGAACAAAAAAGCACTTAATTAGTTTACTTAATGAGGACTATGAAGATTATTTAAACGAAGATTACGAATGGCTAAAAGAAAAGCAACAGGACTAGGGGATACAATTGAGAACGTACTCCAAGCGACAGGAATAGATAAGGTAGCAAAGTTTATATTAGGGGAAGATTGTGGATGCGATGAACGTAAAGCAAAACTTAACGAGCTTTGGTCCTATAGAAAGAAACCACTTTGCCTTAATGAAGATGAATATCTTTGGCTTAGCGAAGGAGGATTAAAGAAAGCAGAGACATCCTTAGTGGATTCAATGTTGATGCAAAGAACACATAACAGGGTATTCCAAACAGGTAGATTAGAATATACTTCTTGTGCTTCTTGTTTGAGAGATCAATATCAAGACTTAAAGAAAGTATTAGAAGCTTATGATACAAAATGATATAATACAAGTAATATATTCAGGTAAGTACTTTTTTGTTATTTGCCTTAATTAAATAATTAATTTTTATTAATTGTGGATAAAAGAAAAAATAATGGAGGACATTCTACTGCTGGTAAAGCTGGTCGTAAAAGTCTATCCGATGAGATTAAAGGTTTTAATTTAGCTGCACCACATGTAGAAGATGCTTTTAGAGTAATAGCTGAAATAACAATCGACGAAACAAAAAGACCTTCAGATAGGATTGCTGCTGCTAAGATTATAATTGAGTATGGTTGTGGTAAACCAAAAGAAAGAGTAGAGTCAGATGTTACAATTAATACAACAACATTAAAAGATTTAATTAACTTTGGTGAAAAATAATTATGAGAGGTTTAATAGCATTACTAATTAGTTTTATATTTATATTTAGTTGGTCAATAAGTATGTGGTTTATTTTATTAACTCCAATATTTATAATAGCACTAACTTTATTAATTGAAGATAATTAATTGGTAACTTTAAATCCTAAATACAAACCTTTTGGAAGTGATAGCAGATATTTCATTGTTACTGGTGGTCGTGGGAGTGGTAAGTCTTATAGCATTAACTTGCTACTTCTACTACTTACATATGAAAGTGGGCATACCATTCTATTTACGAGATATACACTTACTTCTGCTCACGTTTCTATTATTCCTGAGTTTATTGATAAGATTGCTGTACTAGATAAGCATTCAGATTTTCATATTACAAAAGATGAGATTATAAACTTAAGAACAGGAAGTAAGATATTATTTAAAGGAATAAAGACAAGCTCTGGAACTCAGACTGCAAACCTTAAATCTTTGGCTGGTGTTACGACATGGATATTAGATGAAGCAGAAGAGCTTACTGATGAGGATACATTTGATAAGATTGATTATTCGATACGTTCTAAAGACAAACAAAACAGGGTAATACTTATACTTAATCCAGCTACAAAAGAGCATTTCATCTATCAAAAGTTCTTTGAAGCGAAAGGTGTTGAAGCTGGAAGTAATATAATTAAAGGCGATACTACATACATTCATACGACTTACCTAGATAATTATAACAATTTATCAGAAAGTTTCTTAAATCAAATACAAACGATAAAAGAACGTAGGCCAGATAAGTATAAACACACTATTCTAGGTGGATGGTTAGAGAAAGCTGAAGGAGTTATATTTACCAATTGGAGAATAGGACCATTCAATAAAGACAATGGCAGCGTGTTCGGTCAAGATTATGGATTCAGTAACGATCCATCGACATTAATTGAAACGTCAATTGATAAGACTAGAAAGACTATCTATGTAAGATTACACATATACCAAGCTGGATTAACTACAACCGAACTAGCGAGACTTAACAGACAATTTGCGGGGAATGATTTGATAGTAGCAGATAATGCAGAGCCACGTTTGATAGCAGAATTAAAGTCACAAGGTTTAAACATAGTGCCTACGATTAAAGGAGCTGACTCGGTGAAATATGGGATAGCATTATTACAGGATTATGATTTGATTATTGACGAAAATTCCGTAGATTTGATAAAGGAATTAAACAACTACTGCTGGTTAGAAAAGAAGTCGGAAACACCGATTGATAAATTTAACCACGCATTGGATGCTTTAAGATATGCAGTGTCATATCAGTTAGCTAATCCAAACAAAGGGAAATATTCAATTTACTAAATACAAAATATGAAAACAGAAGTTAAAGAAGTAACGTTTCAAGTTCCGAACAAGAAACAAATTATTAAGGATGTAACCTTAGACTTAATCGAGAAGTTTAAAGCCGAACATGGAGATGGGTGGAAGTTAGAGATGTATGAAGCTATAGACAATGAAATTATGAAGTTTCAGGGCAGTTTAGAGTATTGGAAAGCTATTAGAAAATTGATTAAATGATGGAAATTAAAGATTTTAAAGATAGAAACTGCGTAGAATATTTAGACCAAATAGATATACACAGAGGTATTAGCGCTTGCATTGACCATAACAATATGTTTATTATAAATATAGATGATGGTGGACCACAAGGAGCTCAAATAGAATTAGACAAAGAAGCAATAAAAGATTTAGTTAATTTTTTAATAGGCGAATGAAGTTAGAACTAGTAATACCAACATCGTTAAATGAGATACCTTTGATGCACTACCAAAAATACATGGTAGTTGCATCGAATAAGGATAACTCGGAGCTGTTTATATCACAGAAAATGATTGAGATCTTTTGTGGTATAGAATTAAAGAACGTGGTTAATATTAAGCTGTCAGATGTAATAGACTTAGTGACTCATTTCAAGAATTTGTTTAGTCATAAACTAGAACTGAAAAAGACATTCGAGATACAAGGTGTGAAGTTTGGATTCATTAATGAACTAGAAGATATATCGTTTGGAGAGTATATAGATTTAGAGTCTAACATAATCGATGTACAATCATTCCATAAGGCAATGGCTGTTATGTATCGACCTATCACAAGTCAGAAGGGGGATAAGTACACCATAGATAAATACAGCGGCACAGCGAACTATGCTGACTTGATGAAGTACGCACCTTTAGATGTTGTATTACCCGCATCGGTTTTTTTTTGGAATTTAGGAAGCGAACTATTGACAGCTACCCTATCCTATTTGGAGAAACAGATGACGAAGAAGAACAAAACGATTTTAGCGAAGCAACTCAATTTGGACAACGATGGGGATGGTATCAGTCAATATATCAACTCGCTAAAGGAGACATTACGAAGTTTAACAGAGTTACAGAAAGTGGACTATTTGAGTGCTTAACAATGTTGACATTTGAAAAGCAGAAAATAGATATAGAAAATAGACAATTAAAAAGAGCACATGAAAGGGTACTATGATTTTACAACAGCATTTCACGATTTCTTAATAAGCGATCCGTTAGTAAACCAAGTTACAAAAGGAAGTTTGGATAAGATTACGAACGCTAAAAAAGATATGTATCCGTTAGCTCACGTCATGATTGATAATGGTGCGTTTGAGGAGAATACAATAAGATTTTCTGTTACGTTGATTGTTATGGACATCGTAGACTACACCAAAGAAGATTTGACTCACTTGTATTACGGAAATAATAACGAAGACGACATACATAATCAAACATTAATGATTTGTCAACGTGCGTTTGAAAGTATGCGAAGAGGTGACTTTGGTGACAATTACTCTATTGAATCAGAAACTGCATCTTTTGAATTCTTTGTTGATAGATTTACAGACGATGTAGCTGGTTGCACTATGACTTTTGATATTACAATGGCAAACGAAATGACTATATGCTAAACGTACAGGAGGAGTTAGATAAGTTTAAAAGGTATGTAATAGCTAAGTCTAAACTTAATCTAAAAGAACAGAATAGAAATGTAAGTAATAAGCTATACAATTCTATTAAAGGTGAAGCAAAAGCTATGCCTAATTCTTTCTACCTTAACTTTGAGATGGACGAACATGGACAATATTTAGATCAAGGTGTTAAAGGTAAAAACTCTTCCGCAAAAGCTCCTAATTCTCCGTTTAAGTTTGGGAGTGGTAAAGGTAAGAAGGGTGGATTAACTCAGGGTATACAACGATGGGTAAAAGCTAGGAGGTTTCAGTTTAGAGATAAGAAAAGTGGTAAGTTTATGTCTTATGATTCTACTGCATTTTTAATTACTAGGTCAATATATTCTAAAGGAACTAAGCCCTCTTTATTTTTTACTAAACCATTCAATAAATACTTTGAGAAATTGCCTAAAGAATTAATCGTTAAATACGGATTGGATGCTGAAGAGTTATTTAAGTATACAATTCAACAACCTAAAAAATAATGGCTAATATATTTGCAAGAAGTCCTTACATTATATCTGTAAACGAAACGGGACAAGAAGGTAGTAAGATAGAGATATTTCTATGGAATAGTACAGGTTCAGCACCTACTACACCACAATACACGCTATCTAAATTAATACCAGCATCTAATAATACGTTAACAACTTACGATATTTCACCATATATTCGAGAGTATTTGTCATTTGCTACGAGACAAGATCCAACAGCAATCACAACGTTAAGCACAAGCCAATGGTGTAATGTTAGAATCAAGAGGTATAAATTAGACGTTACTACGTATACGTTATTAGACACTACAGATTACTACGCGTTTGATGGATATACTTATTACGAGAGTGGAAGCAATGTAGATTTAGGGAATTATTTACTAGAAAATAAAACATATTATTATAACGAGGGAACTTATTCAGGTCAGATAAATTTATTTTTAGTTTATTACAATATTTATGATGGTGGTGACGTTATTGTTTATACTAAACCTGACCTAAGTGCGTCTACTACATTAGCTGCTTCGAGTACTGGATGGAGATGTATTCCAAGGGTACACCCATCCTATACTGCAACTGGAAATAAAGTCCAGATATACGATTCTCTTAATGTATTGAAAGCTACATATACATTTCTTCCAATTTGCGAGTCTAAATATACTCCTGTAGTGATTGACTTTATTAATCAGTATGGAGCTTGGCAAAGAGAGTTCTTTTTTAAGGCTTCAAAGAATACGTTAGCAATAGAATCAAATGATTATAACGTAATGCAGAGTTCGATAACTAGCTACGATATCAAACAAGGTCAAAAGAAATCATTTAATACCAATGCTAGGGAGACAATTTCTGTAAATAGCGGTTATGTAAATGAAGATTTTAGCTCAAACATTAAACAGCTTATAATGAGTGAACGTATATTGGTTGATAATAAGCCTGCGATATGCAAAACAAAGTCATTAGAGTTAATGAAAAACATAAATAATCACATGATTAACTATAGTTTAGAATTCGAATTAGCTTATAACACTATAAATGCAGTAATATAATGAGAAGAATTGTAGACATATACGTTGAAAGTATCAGTGGGAGTGGTGACTATTTAAAATTAGAATTGTTTAACGATGAGAAAATTGAGCTTACAAGTACGATTCAGAATATACAAGATATATCTAAGGTATACACCGACTTTACACAATCGTTTACCATACCAGCGAGTACAATTAATAATTCCATACTTCATCACTTTTATCAGTCGGATGTAAATATTACTAATAACGAATGGAATTTCAACTTTAGAATTAGAGCAAGAATTGAAATTGATTTAGTCCCATTTAGAACGGGTACTATCATGATGGAGAAAGCTAATATAAAGGATGGACGTACGGATAGCTATACGATTACTTTCTATGGTGACTTAGTAAGTCTTAAAGATAAATTTGGAGATGCGAAATTAAGTGATTTAGATTTTACTTCATATGATATTGAGTATACAGGAACAAATGTAATAAATAGAGTAAAGTCAAGTACATTAGAGAATGTGATGTTTCCGTTGATTAGTTCTAAAAGATTATGGAGCTATGGAGATGGGGCTAGTACAGATGTTAAAACGAGTAAAGGTTCGATTAAGAATGACGAATTATTTCCAGCCTTAAAAGTTGCAAGGATATTAGATGCAATTCAGGCAAAGTTTGACGTTGAATTTAATTCGCAGTTCTTTGTAAGTACAAATGATAAGTGGGAAAAGTTGTACTTATGGCTCAAGAATGAAGAGCAGTACACAGGAAAAACAAGTTCTACACCGGTGAACATTGTTGCGCCAAGCGGACAAACTATTGTCCCTGGATTCACTATGAATCCGTATTCTTTATCCCCAAAATATTACTACGCGTTTAACGGGTTTTATTTTGATGGTTCCTTCTTTACTTGTAAATCAGTAGGAGACCAGCCAAGTCCTTTTGGTTCGGGACTTATGTCGATAGACGCTCCAACGTTACAAATATCCGTACAAAGTGTTTCGGACGCTACAATTGAATATTACATAGACTTATATAAAGATGGTAAAGTTGCTAAAACAAAGACGGGTAAAGGTAAATTTCCCCCCTTAAATTTCTATACTTTCGCGCCTTCAGATAATGGAAGTGTATTTTTCTTTAGAATAAGAACTAAGGCGCCAATGACGTTAAACTTAAATGCTACTCTAAACTATAAATATTATAATAATTATAATCAGCCAATAGTTATTCCTTCAACTACCACTACTACAAAAACGGATTTAAGTTCCAAAATGCCATCGATGACGGTTGCTGAATTCTTTAGCGGGTTGCTTAAGATGTTCAACGCTACTTGTTATGCTACGAGTGTAGATGTGTTTACAATTGAGCCTTTGGATATGTGGTATAATGGAGGGAATATTTACGATATTACAAACTATACAGATATAGATTCGATTGACGTTGAAAGAACAAATGTATTCAAAAAATTGTCTTTCAAATATCAAAAGTCAGAATCGTTTTTAAATAGGGAATATTACGACAATGGAATAATGGAAAGAGAGTATGCAGACACTAATTTGACCTTATCCAACGAGGGTACTGATTATAGTGTTGAATTACCTTTTGAAAACTTGTTGATGAACAATCTAAACTTAGATGACTTTCAGGTTGGGTATTGCTTAACAAAAGGTCCTGACTTTAAATCTTACATTCCTAAGCCAGTATTCTTATATTTCAACGCTAGAATTAGCGATACTTTATACATGAATAATGGCACTACATCGACGTTATGTAGCGACTTTAATATATTCAGTAATGTATTAGAGTCAAATGGTGGCTTATATTCTCTTACATTTCATCCTGAATCAGACGTTAAAAGCCCTAATGATACGTTAACTAATAATTTATACTCATTATACTATAGTAGCTATCTAGAAAACTTATTCAATCCTAAATGTAGACTTATAAGAATAAAGGCACACTTCCCTTTGTCATTAATCACAAAATTACGATTGAATGATAGGTTAATAGTGCGAGATAAAAGATATATTATCAACGAACTTAAGTCTGACATTACAAGTGGGGAAGTTAACCTAACTTTAATCAATGATTTTAGACCAATGCTTAACGATGCTATTACTCCTACAATAGTTATACCAAGTGGTGGTGGTACTATTACATTCCCTTGGAAGGTTCCAAACGGGGTGATTAGCACAACGTTTTCAACTCCTTATCCAGGTGCTACAATATCACCAGGTAGTACAACAACAAGTACATCTGTTGGAGTTACAGCACCTACAAATACGAATACACCTACTCCGATTTGGACCGAAAGCACAACGGCTGTTATAATAACAGATGATGGATGGGGAATAGTAAACGAAGAAGGGTTTGGGGTTGTAATACCTGTTGATGCGGTTAATTTAAATAATGATGGTACAACTTTTACAAATACAATTAATTTATTACAAGAATGATAGAGCAAATAATAGCACTTTTAAAGATAGATAATTTCTACGGAGTAAGTGAAAACATAGACATTGCAAAGGGAAAATATCTATTATCGGATAGTTTTCGCGTAAACTACAAACAAGGCAAAAGAGAGTTATTATTGAAAGCAAAGCAACATGGCAGAAAAGAAAGTAATTGAACTCGAAGTAAAGACAAACACGGCATCCCTTAAAGCACAATTAAGAGAAGCACAACAAGAAGTACAAACACTTGCTGATAAGTTTGGAGCTACATCTACTGAAGCTGTAAACGCTGCAAAGAAAGCTGCACAGCTTAAGGATGCTATTGGTGACGCTAAGGCTTTAACTGACGCTTTTAATCCTGATGCTAAATTCAATGCACTAAGTAATTCCATAGGTGGTGTGCTTAATGGATTCCAAGCATTTGAGGGTGCACTTGGATTGGTTGGTGTTGAAGGAGAAGCGGTGCAAGCGACCTTACTGAAAGTTCAATCTGCAATGGCATTATCTCAAGGCTTGCAAGGACTTGGGGAAGCTAGAGATTCGTTTAAACAATTAGGTGCCGTAATCGGTCAAACTGCTTTAGGTCAAAAATTACTTACAGCAGCGCAAATAGTAGGTGCTGCAACTATGCGTGTTCTAAATGCTGTAATGGCTGCAAACCCAATACTCCTTGTAGTTGGTGCCGTAGGTGCTTTAGTTGCTGCTTTAGAAATATTAAAAAGAGGGCAAGACGATGCTGCTAATAAACAAAGGGAATTAAATAGACAATTAGAATATACTAAAAGATTAGAGAAAGAAAGTATAGATGCTACTTCTGAACATGTTAACGAATTAAAGAAACAGCACGAAAACAAGCTAAGATTAAAACAAGCTGAGGGAGCTAAGGATAGTGAGTTAGCAAAAATTGAAATTGACAATAAAAAAGAGATATTAAGATATTACAACTTAGTTTACCAAGGTGGAGCAAAATTAAATAAAGATCAATTAGCAGATGCAAAACAATTAAGAGAAGATATAAAAATATTACAAGCTCAACAGCTAACTGATTTAAAAGAAAATAATCAAAAAAAGTTAGAAGAAAATAAAACTAGTAATAAAGACCTATACGAACAAGACAGAATAGATTTAATAAATCAAGAGCAAGATGACATAGCAAGAGGTATTTTAGCTGATAATGCAGAAGTTGAAGCGGATAGATTAGCAAAAGGAAATAAATTAAAATCAGAGGAGGAGTACTTTGGTTTATTAGTTGAGCTAGACGATCAAGCGAGAGAAGAAAAGAAAGCAAAAGACGCAGAAGATTTAGCAAATTCAAAATTAATTTCAGCCGCAAAATTTGATATAGCTAGAAATACCTTTTCAGTAATTGGTGATTTAGCAAAGTCATTTGCTGGCAAGTCAGAGAGAGAACAAAAGAGAGCGTTTAATATTCAGAAAGCGGCTAATATTGCTGGTGCTGTAATGGATACTTATAAGGCTGCAAATGGTGCTTATGCCTCAATGTCAGGAATCCCTTATGTTGGTCCGTTTTTAGGTGCTGCGGCTGCGGCTGTTGCTATTGGTGCAGGTATAGCAAACGTTAACAATATTCGTAATCAAGAATTTGGTGGGGGGGCAAGTGCTAGTTCAGCTCCATCTAGCACAGGCAGTCTTGGTGGTGGTGGTGGATCTAATAACCAAGCAATAACACCGAACTTTAATATTATAGGCAACCAAAACCAAACGCAATTAGCACAATTAAACCAAGCGCCCGTTAAAGCGTATGTTGTAGGTTCGGACGTTACGACGCAACAAATGTTAGATAAGAAAAAAATACAAAACGCTACAATTTAAGTTATAATAATATGGAAAAGTTACAGAACATAGAGCTTACAATTAAGGACGAGAAAGAGCAAGGTGTCTTCGCAATTAGTTTTGTAGACAGACCTGCCATTGATGAGCCGTTTATTTTGCTTTCTGAAATGGAAGTGCAAATGAAAGTTATCGACGAGAATAAACGTGAGGTAATTGGTCTTGCATTGGTACCTGAAAAAAAGATTCTTAGACGTATAAAAGATAAAGAATTCACGGTCTCATTTAGTGCTGAAACAATTGCTAAGACTCAGGAGCTTTACATGAAGAAATTGTACGGAAATAATGTTACAATTGATCATGAAGAAAACGTGGATGGTGTAGCATTAATTGAGTCATGGATTGTTGAAGATAGTAAGAATGATAAATCTAATATCTACAAACTTAATGCACCTGTTGGGAGTTGGGTTGTAAAAATGAAAGTTTACAATGAAGAAGTTTACCAAGGGATTAAAGATGGCAAGTTTAACGGATTTAGCATTGAAGGGAAGTACGACGGATTAGAGCAGTTAGAAATGCAAGACGATGTACTAAATGAGATTAAAGACTTACTAGAAAAACTATGAGTTTATATCCACACTATGTAAGATATAATGATTCGACACATATTGAGTCTACAAACTATTTGTATTTTGATGATGGTTCGGACGAGTTACGCAGAATATTAAGAAGTAAATTTAATTCATTCTTAAATTATTACGACCATTTAGGAACTAGCGTAACAACCATTACGACAACTAACTTTTATAAATTAAACACAACTACTACGCTAGGACTTTATAACGATAATTTTCAACATACAAATAATAGAATAACAAACTTAAATACTAATAGAAATTGCAAATTAGAAGCATCTGTTTCTGTTACTAGTGGAAATAATAATATACTAAACTTTGCTTTTTATAAAAACGGGGTGATAGTAGATTCTAGTGAAATGGACGTTACTTGTTCATCAAGTGGTAAAGCATCAACAACACACATACAAACAATAGTCAATTTAGATGTAAATGACTATGTTGAAGTATGGGTAAAAAATCAAAGTTCAAACAATGTTACTTTGGTGCATTTAAATGTAATCATAACAGAAATATAAATGGAAAAAAAAGTAAGAATTTCAAAAGCGTCACCAAAAGGTGGCAAGAGAGGGTGTCTATGTAAAGACGGAAAATACTCTAGTGAATGTTGTGATGGAACATTACCAGCACAAGGAATTGGAAGCGAGTTAGGACAATCCGTAGCGACTATTAATCACGTTGTTGTTGAACGAGTTATCTCTGAATCTAGGGGGTAATTTAAAACAAACTATTTAATAATTAGTTAATAAAGTATGGAAAAAGAAACACTTTTAAAAAAGGTTAAAAACTTTCTTATTGAACTTACAGGTGTTGAGCCAGAAGTTTTAGAAACGAAGTTAGAAGACCAAGTATTAGCAGATGGTCAAACAACTATCCAAGCTGATATATTCGAAGCAGGAGAAAACGTATTTATCGTAGTTCCTGACTCTGAGCCTGTGCCACTTCCTGTTGGTGAATACGAACTAACGGATGGTAAAATCTTAGTAGTAAAAGCTGAGGGAGTTATTGACTCTATCGTTGAAGCTACTGAAGAGAACACTGAAGAAGCAGAAACAGAAGTACCTGTTGAAGCTGAAAAAACACCTGAACAAGCGAAAGTTAAAAAGATCGTACGTTCACAAGTTGAAGAGCAACATTTTTCCGAGTTGGAAGAAAAGATTGCAGAGTTAGAAGCTAAGATTGTAGAGCTTTCTAAGGTTACTGATTCTGTTGTAGAGCTAGCAGAAGAGCCTAAACCAATTCAGTTCAATCCTGAGAATTCAAAAACAATTGAGCACATCGACTTAACACCGGGTAAAGCGAGAAGTATTCGCGACAACATTTTAGAAACAATTTATAAATAAAATAAACTATGGCAACTACAACATCATTAACGACTACATATGCTGGTCAACATTCAGGAATGTGGGTAAAAGCTGCTTTATTAAGCGGTAACACATTAGCAAACGGAGGTATGACTATCATGCCTAACATCGCTTACAAAGCGGTAATTAACAAATTGAGTACAGACGGACTTTTAGCAAATGCTAGTTGTGACTTTACTGCTACATCTACAGTAACTATTACAGAGCGTACTTTGACTTTAGAGAACTTCCAAGTTAATTTATCTTTATGTAAAAAAGACTACATCACTTCTTGGCAATCAGAAGAAATGGGTTACTCTGCAAATAAAGTTTTAGCTAAATCTTTTGCTGATTACTTGCTTGCATTCGTAGTAGAGAAAGTTGCTTCTGCTATCGAGACATCTATTTGGAATGGTGTTAATGCTACTGACGGACAAGTTGCTGGTATCATGACATTATTAACTGCTGACGCTTCATTGCCAACTGCAAATGAGGTTGCTGGAACAACTGTTACTGCTGCTAACGTTATTGCTGAATTAGGAAAAATCGTTGACGCAATTCCAGCTGCATTATATGGTAAAGATGATTTGAAACTTTATGTATCTCAAAACATCGCTAAATTATATGTTCGTGCATTAGGTGGATTTGGAGCTTCAGGATTAGGTGCTAATGGTTCTGATAACAAAGGGACACAATGGTATAACAATGGTCAATTGACTTTTGATGGTATTCCATTATTCGTAGCAAACGGATTGACTGCTAACCAAGCAATCGCTGCTCAAACTTCTAACTTATTCTTTGGTTGTGGTTTGTTAAACGATGCTAACGAAGTACGTTTGATTGACACTGCTGAAACTTTAGGGGATGACAATGTAAGAATCGTAATGAGAGCTGGGTACGCAGTTAACTACCACTCAGTATCAGATATCGTGACTTACGGAATCACCAATTCCGCAAATTAGTAACTGACTGATTTTCAATACTAGGGGAGGGGATATACTCCTCCCTTTTTTTATAAACATTAAAACTATAAACTCATGGCATGTGATATTGCAAAAGGTAGATTAGAAGAGTGCAAAGACCAAGTTGGAGGTCTTAAAGCAGTTTACTTCATTAACTACCAAATAGCTCGAGCGGACATAACGTATGACGCTACAAATACAGATATGATTACAGCAATTACTAACGTAGATGTGCTGTATAAATATGAATTAAAAGGAGTAGATAATACTTTTGACCAAGATGTAGTGTCTGATCGTAATGCTGGCACTACTTATTTTAGTCAAAAATTAAACATTAGATTAAAGCACCAAGATATTGCTACACATAAGCAAATTAAATTGTTGTCTTATGGACGTCCACACATCGTGGTTCAGACTAATAATGACCAATTCTTCATTATGGGTTTAGAGCAAGGTGCTGATGTTGTAGGGGGTACAATTTCAACAGGTGGTGAAATGAAATCTGCTTCAGGATATTCTTTGAATTTCGTTGCTGACGAGAAAGTTCCTGCTAACTTCTTGAATGCGTCTACATCAACTGCGATGTTAGCGTTATTTACAAGTGCTACAATGGTTACTTCATAGCCTAAAATAGTTCACTAGGCTAAGAAGGGGTGTCGATTAAGTTTGGCATCCCTTTTTGTGTTTAAAACAAAATGTAATTCTTTAAGTTATATATACATGATAGTATTAGAACCTATAGCAACGTCTCAATTAATAACAGTTACTCAAAGGTTAACTGACCTTGGAACAATACCTAGAGCGAATAAATTACAAATTACAGACGAAGAAACAAACGTATCTAGGATAATAACATTAACGGCTACAGCTCCATACGATTACTTTGATAATATTACCTTAACAATCAATCCAGCATTAAAGGAAGGACATACTTATAAGGCTGTATTATACTATAATACTATAGATAAATACACATGGAAGGGTAAAATCTTTTGCACTGCTCAAATTACTACTTCATTAGGTTTTGAAGACGTAAGAGATTATAGTGTAAACGATGGTAAATACATAGAAAATACAACAACAAACCAATTTATATTAAATGACTAGTAACCACGTTATAGAATTATCTGCATATACATCGCCAATAGTTACGGAAGATAAGCGTAATGAATGGGTAAACTATGGAGAAGATAATAATTACTTTCAATTCTTAATCGATAGATATTCGAATAGTGCGACACATAGTGCTGTTGTGAATAATATTAGTAGATTGATTTACGGAAAAGGTTTGAGTGCCTTAGATGCGTCTAAAAAGCCAAATGATTACGCTCAAATGTTGACGTTATTTACATCAAATGATATGCGCAGAGTTATCCAAGACTTATATTTATTAGGTCAGGGTGCATTCCAAGTGCATTACGATAAAGGACATAAGAATATTGTTAAGGTATATCATATCCCTGTACAATTATTAAGACCTGAGAAGTGTAATGAGGACGGAAATATTGTAGGATATTACTATTCCGATAATTGGGAAGATCCAAAGAAGTTTGTACCTAAAAGATTTGACGCATTCGGTGAGGGTAAATCAGAGATAGAGATACTAATGATACAGCCTTATTCAGTAGGTACTAAGTATTTTAGTCGTGTTGATTACCAAGGGGCACTAGAATATACTGTATTAGAAGAAAAGATTAGCGAATACCTTATTAATGAGGTTACAAATGGATTCAGTCCAACGACTATTGTAAACTTTAATAATGGTACACCGACTGATGAGCAGAAAGATGAGATTGCGCGTGCTACGATAAGTAAATTAACAGGTTCAACGGGTAAGAAAGTAGTAGTTTCATTTAATGAAGATGAAGCTAAAAAGACTACAATTGATTCAGTACCTTTGAACGATGCGCCAGAACATTACCAATACTTATCAGATGAGTGCAGAAGTAAGATATTAACAGGTCATTGTGTAACATCTCCACTTATATTTGGTATTGCTACAACTACAGGATTTAGTGCAAATGCAGACGAGTTAAAGAATAGTGTGATACTATTTGATAACATGGTAATAAGGCCAAAACAAGAAATATTATTAGAAGCGTTAGATAGTATTTTAGCATTTAATGGTATATCATTAAAGTTATTCTTTAAGACTTTACAACCTTTAGAATTTGTAGACTTATCAAACGCACAATCTACAGAGCAAGTTAAAGAAGAAACAGGTGTTGAAATGAGTGCTGAAGACCATATTGAATGGATTGATGGACATGAATATGTGTTAATTGATAGCAGAGAGGTTGATTATGACTTAGAAGATGAATTAGATGCTGAATTAGAAGCATTAAACTCACCAAAAAAGACATTATTATCTAAAATTGTCAACCTAGTTTCTACAGGAACGGCAAGAGCGAACATTAAATCAGAACAAGATGGTGCTATGTTTAAACATAGATATAGATATAGTGGTGAAGCTACTGATGAAACTAGACCATTCTGCAAAAAAATGGTAGAAGCTAAAAAAGTATATAGAAAAGAAGACATTATTGCGATGGGTTCGCAAGAAGTAAACAAAGGATGGGGGCCAAATGGAGATGATGTGTATTCAATTTGGTTATACAAAGGAGGTGGAGATTGTCACCATAAGTGGGTTAGAGAAACATATCTTAAAAAGTCAGATGCTAACTCCCCACTAGCAAGAAAATACACACCTGGTGAAGTTAGAAAAGCTGGTGAAATTGCACCGCTTACTGACAAAGATAAAAGCGGTAAACAAGTAAATGACAAACGAGTATATCAAAGACCTGTAGATATGCCGTACAATGGATTCTTACCAACAAATAAACGATTCAACTAATGGCAGAGGCATTATTAATAGGAAAAGCAGATTTGCAGTCTTACACAGCATTAAATGGTAATGTTGATACGGATAAGGTAATACCATTTATAAAGATAGCTCAAGATATTTGGCTGTTGCAATACGTGGGGACTGACTTAATGACTAAAATTAAGAATGATATTGCAGCAAGTACATTAACAGGTAACTATGCAACGCTTGTAAATACGTATTTAAAGCCTATGTTGATCCACTTTACAATGGTTGAGTATCTTCCATTTGCGGCTTATTCAATTTCTAATAAAGGACTTTATAAGCATAGTTCTGAAAATGCTGAAATTGTAAGCAAGGAAGAAGTAGATTATTTAATAGAGAAAGAAAAACGTATTGCTGAAAATTACTCACAAAGATTCTTAGATTACATATGTGATAACGAAACTTTATTTCCTGAATATCAAAGCAACACAAATGGGGATGTTTACCCACAAAAAAAGAATTACTTATCAAATTGGTATATATGATTAGAGAGGTATACAAGCCTAAACAAAACAATGTTATTAAATTAGAGTTATATCTAAAGAAGATAGAAAAAGATGGCAAACAAAAAGATAAGCGAGTTAACACCGAAGGCAGCACAACTAGAAGATAGTGACCTGATAATGATTTCCGATTACAACGGAGCTACGTACGACACTAAATCTGTTACAGGCGCGGAGATAAGACCATTTAAGACTATCTTATTTACATTGTCACAAACAGGTACTAGTGCACCAACTGTAGATTTTAGCTACGAAACAGAGGTTACTCAAACTTTTACCTTTGCTAGGGTTGCTACAGGAGAGTATACATTAACAGCATCTAGTGCTTTATTTACTGCTTCAAAAACGTTTATAAATATATCGGTAGGAGCTAGTGGAGCAGGAACAAATATAGGAGCGTATAGAACGTCTACAACAGTAATAACGTTTTACACTTCGGATAGTACAGCAGCTTCATTATTAGACTCATTGCTAGATGTCGCACAATTAGAAATCAAAATAATAAAATAGATATGAGTTTACCAAATTTAGATAGATTAGTTGCTACGAAAGGAACTAAGTTAGTTAATGATACTACAGAGGTTACAGCTAC